GACGACGACGAGGATGATGACGAGCTTCAGCCCTTCTGAACTTCGTCAAGTTGAATGAGGCGGTCCAGATACCACTGAGCTTTCTTCAGGGATTCTGTACCGCCTTTATGTTTTTCACGCCACACGTATTTTTGAATATTGCCTTTTAAGTAACCACGATACTCTTCTGGTGTCAGTGCTGCTTCAATAGCTTCGATACACTCGATGCCGCCATCAGTGTAATGCGGTGGGTGGTTAACCACATCCTTCTGGATCACAGGAGTTTCTTCTTTAGTGGCCCAGGGAACTGGGCACACACCACCAGGGCAATCACTCACTTCTTCTACCGGAGCAAACCACGACGTTTTGCTGACAGCATCCGTTCCTTCTCGTCCGGTTCCTCCAGTTCCAATACCAAGGTCTTTGGTTTCGGAGATGCTCCCATCGCCAAACCCTGCTCCATTGAGGGGATATAGCCCGTCATTCCAGGCCGTGCTCCCTCGAGATTCAACGGATTCCTTTCTAGCCCCTGCTCGCATGCGACCAAACCTCGGTTGTACATATCATATAAGGGTACATCATTTTGCTCGTTATCGAGCGGTGCACCAAAATCTTCTTCATCAAGACAGCGGCATTTTACTTCGTCTTGAACAAAAGCATCTAAGAATCCTGCGGCAGAATGCATCACGGTAGTTAATTGATTCACTGCTTCTACAATGATAGGATGGCCAACCGATTTAGACCTACTTACGATCCAGGAATTGATTCTGGTACCTCTGGGGCTGAGGTATCAGATCTTAATCCGGGTTCGGATTACAATACAGATCTTCGTTATGGCAGCGAAAAAGATAAAATTTATGAAAGCCGTGCGGACTTACCTACTGTTACCGCTGGTTCATGGCCAGAACGCCCATCTTACACAAGAGAAGGGGACATAATAAATGAAGAAAGAGCAGAAAAATTTATTAAGTCAGCTAAAGCCGCTGGCAAATTTAAAGTTGCAAGCGACCTAAAAGAATATACAAATAACGGAAAAACTCCCAGGAATTCTTATTTGGTAAATGCACGGTCCTTTGGCCCTCCTTTTGGAGGTGTACAAACACCTTCTATGGGAGAATCAGGAGGGCGTTCTGGAGCGGTAGATTACGCAGATAAACCAGGTCGTAATTCGGGCAAACCTTACAATTGGCTTGATGCTTTTGGTTAGACCTGCGAGAAGACCACATTATTTGGTTGGTCTTGGTACTTACCTTTCCGGTCTTGGTACGTGGTGTGACAGGGATTACCACGATAGAACAACAGTTGCGTGATTCCTTCGTTCGCATAGATGCGATTGAAGAGTCCAGTGCAATTACTAATCTCAAGCGTCAGGTAACCTTCCCATCCGCTTTCGGCTGGCGTAATGTTGACCAGGATTCCTGACCGTGCGTAAGTAGATTTACCTACTGCAACAACAGTGACATCACGAGGAAGCTTTAGACGTTCTTGCGCAACGCCAAGGCAGTAGCCATACGGAGGAAGCAAGAAGTACTGACCGCGTTCATCCTCCAGGAGATCAGCAGGCTTCAGGATGTCAGGATCAAAGTTCTTTGGATCACAGTCGCCAGCTTGTACTTTGCCAAAAATCAAGCATTGTGCAGGAGACAAACGAATGTCATAGCCGTAGGAGCTGAGACCATAGCTCAGAAGCTTGCGTCCATCTTCTTTGCTGATCAAATGATCCACGAAAGGTTCGATCATTTGCTCTTCTTCTGCGAGTTGCTTGATCTCCCAGTCGGCCAGGACGCTCATAAATCCCTGTAATCGTCCTTCAGTATACAGAGATTACACAAGAAGATGCCCGCGCTCACCATAAATTTTTACGAAAGAATCCACGGCATCAGTAGAGGAATCCTGTGGTGGCAGGTAAACCAGAAAAGAAGTGCATGTGCGTTTCCTGTTAACCTCGCCGTCTTTGTGGCACATGACGTAAGGTGCACTTCTTAAAATGCACATCGGAAACTTGAAGATTTTTGGTTCATAACGGATCATGTCAGGGCAATTGCTGAAATAAAGACCTTGCTCTATTTCTTTTGCAAGCCACGCATGGTACATTCTGCGAAACCAAACAGCATGGGATGATGTAAGAGACAGGGAAGAAGCCCGTGTCATCTTCCACTTTTCGTGTTTTTGGTCCCAGAAGTATGAACCTGCCGGTGGAAACAGGTAACAACTTCCGTACCACTGTTGGGCATTCAACCCATCATCCATGGGTGTGTAATAGTTTTCTGCTTCAACATACTCATTTGCAACCTTGGAACTGGCTACATCAAGTGTGATGCCACCCAACAGTTCGTTGGCAGCAAGCACCAGGTCTTTATTGGTAATCAGTTCGGCACCCTCATTTCGTGCCGCAACACCACGCAGTCCTTTTTCTGCCATTACTCAGCTGCTTTGTTGTAATCAATCTCGAGATAGCGAAGCCCTTCGTCATCATTGATGATGTAACCAGCTTTCTCCAGTGGATCAATCTTTTGTGCTGCGCCCAAGATGCGTCTGAACGTCTCGGCTAAATCTCCATTGTTACCGCGTTCACAGTCCTCCTGAGCGGCATGGATTTCTTTGAGAGTCCAAAAGAACATGGAACGTTCTTTGTTCCCTGGTTGAAACACCATCACACCTGGGCCTTCTACATCCCACATCTTGCAGTACTGTTCACCCATATCACCAAGAATCAACTTGATCGTGGCATCAAGCATCTTGGCTTTTGTATCGTCAAGCTCTGGGCCAATCACAGAAGCAATTAGTTTTTCACGTCGATCCATCTTTTAATAATCCCTGTCGGTGTAGTGATTCCAGGAGCTTAGGCGTTGGTTGGTACAGTACCACTAATTTGCCCAACACTCCGCGTTTCTTAACAAGTTTTCCATTGTCATCTCTTACCTTATCAAATTCTCCAGACCGAATAAGGTATTCGGCTACGCAACGGAGTCTACGTTTCAAAGGCAATTCTGCTTGGGGGAACTTGCCACAGATCGTATCGGCTTGCAGGTCATGGAACGCAAGACGCAATCGATTGGCAAGAGTCATGCCAGAATTAGCATCCTCTTCTTCATAGTTTTTTAAGTTTTCTAGGTAACGACGCAAGCATCCGTCATCAAACGAACCACTGGGTGGTAAGAACATTTCCACTTGCCTGATCAGTGATTCGGGCAGCAGCTCTTCATGGTTCTCAACCGTTACAGAACCAAGATCAATCCCCTGGAAACGATGTGCCATTATTCCAGGAACTCCTGCTTGTTTTGATACTGGCGATAGTTGGCACGTAAATTTCTTAAATCAAGTCCTTCGTTCTTAGCAAAAGATTGGATTAAACGATTCCAGGGGATGCGCAAGACTGCTTTACGATGCTCATCGGGAGAAACATTGACGTAATGAATGCCCTCAACCCAGCCCTTGTCAGGAGTTTTTCTACCGATGGCAATCCAGTTGCGGATGGTTTGGTCCGAAACCCCCAGACGTCTCCCGCATTCTTCTGTCGAGATGTACTCATCGGCAAACGCTTCTGGGTTTAAAGCGTCTGTTTCTCCGTTTGAGTAGCGACTATGCCACATGGAACCAAGGATGTTCTTGATTCCTTTGAGTTCGTACGCAATATCTTCTAGACTTTTGCGTAATCCGTACTGCATACCTGCACATCCTTTGCTTGTATGTTAGTCTTTGGGAAAACAATTTGTGACCATGGAAGAACAGATTCCCCCTAGCCAACCGCCTCAGCAGATGACCCTGGAAGGTCAGATCACACCTGAGATGTTGGCGCAGATGAAAGCTAGGGCGCGTGAGCTTGCTGTTCAACAAACTATTGCGCAACAACAAGCCATTCAACAGCAACAACCCCAGATTGTTTATGTGAGACGCAACCTTACGGTGGCTGAAGTACTGTTGGTTGTCCTGCTTTCCTGTGGAATTGTAACAGGAATTCAATGGGGTTGGAATATTGCAACCAATGTTCTACCACGTGTTGAGATTAAGGTGCGCTAAATAAGACGATCTATAATTAAGAGAAAGAATTGCGCATAAAGTAGGTGGCCAATAGGAGAATTTCGGAGTTCCCATCCATTGATGGAACTCAGATTGACGAACAGGATCTCTTGACCCTGGTCCACGTCTTTGAGGTGGACCCTACTCTGCGCAACAAAAAAATTACCTTTACGCAGTTTAGGCAGTATCTAGATCAGTATTACGCGAATATCACAGGTGAGATAATCTATGGCAATGTAACAATTGCAGGTAATCTCACGGTTACAGGCACTAGTAACTTTACAACGATCACTGGAAGTAGTCTTGCAACCTTTAGTGGTGTTGTTGTACAAAACAATTTAACAACCAGTGGCACTGTTAGTGGAAACACTATTACTGGTGATACTGGTTTATTTGGTAATCTCACTGCCATCAGCGGTACGTTTACCGACCGCATTTCAGGAGCGACCATTACCGGCAATACGATCCAGGGGAGTAATATCTCTGGTGTATCTGGTGTTTTTACAACTCAAGTTTCTGGAGCGACCATTACCGGAAATGTAGTTAAAGCCACATCTGTTACCGGTGTTTCCGGTGTATTTACCACTCAACTTTCTGGTGAAACAGTCACCGGTACGACCGCAAGATTTACTTCAGGCGTTTTTGAAAACATTACCGCAGCAAACCAATTTTTTACAAGCGGAACAATTAGCGGAAACCTGTTTGTCCTTGGTTCTGGTTACTTCACATCGGGTATTAATATCACGGGTGTTGTCAGTGGAACCACCATTACGGGGACACTGGCTTCATTTACTACATTTACAGGACAAACCGCTGGCTTCACAACAGTAACAGGCACGACGGTCACTGGCACCACTGCTAATTTTGTAACTGTTTCAGGCGCTACAGTCACCGGAAACACTGGTTTATTTACTGATATAACTGGCAGTACTCTTCACATCACCACACCATCCGGTGGAACACCTGCCATTGTTTGCTCCGGTGTTGTTTCTGGTGATGCAAACGGTTTTGTTATTCAAGGGCCTTTAGTGATATTGCCTTAATCACTCCGGTTAAAATAAGAAAAAAGTAACAAAAGACATGGCTTACGGCACCGTAAAAGTCGACAATATTACCTTTACTAACGGTGGTATTGATCAAACAGTTACTGTTTCAGGTATTGTTCAATCAATTTCTGGAAACATTACTGCCACCGGTACGATCCAAGCTGCCACAATTATTGGCACGAGCACGGTTTCTGGTGCAACCGTAACCGGTAATGCGGGCGTATTCACCACTGTCACTGGTGGTTCAGCAGGTTTTACGACAGTAACCGGAACAACTGTTACGGGTACCACAGCAAACTTTGCAACTCTTTCTGGTACAACAATTACCGGATCGGTTGGTAATTTTGGTTCTGGTTCTGCCGCAGCACCCTCTGTCTCTGTTGGAACAACAGATAATGGTCTCTATTCCCCTGGGACAGACCAAGTAGCCATCTCGACTAATGGCACGGGGCGGTTATTTGTTAATGATAGCGGAACAGTAACAGTCGCAAGTGCAGCACTAAACTTTGGCACCGGAGGCGTATCTGGCTTTATATCAGCTAATAACTATTGGGGCGCAGGCAGCTCCGATTGGAACTTCAATGCCGGCCATTTAAGTCAGAACTTTATATGGAAAACCACTACTGGCGCCGAGCGCATGAGGCTGGACTCCTCAGGCCGCCTAGGCTTGGGGACTTCTACGCCGGCTGCAAAGTTTGAAACCGTAGACACAGCTTCTTCTCTTACGTACCCACTTGCTGTTTCTAACCGTACAAATCCAGCAACCGATGTAGGTGCTGGAATTGATTTCCGACTAACTACTGGTAGCAACAGTCGCGGTTACATTGCGTGTCGTTACACTAGCAACTCATCTTCTGATGGAACCTATCTTTCCTTTGCGCCAAATGACGGCTCTACGGGAAATGTAGAAAGGATGCGCCTAACCAGCGCAGGGCGATTAGGGGTCGGCACTACGACAATGGGTAGAACTCTATCCGTAAATGGCTCAATTCAGGTAAGTAACGCGGATAGTGGATGGGCCCTTGGTAATGGATTGGAGATTCTTCACGAAGTTGATGGAGAGTCCTTTTTTATCAACCGAAGGAACGCGCCTATGCGGTTCCACACTAACAACACCGAACGCGCTCGGATTGACGCTTCGGGTCGCCTCCTAGTGGGGACGTCTTCGAGTGCTATGTCTGGTGGCGTAGTTCAACAAAATGGAAATCTTGGTATTATTGCAAACACTGCAACTAATGTTGCAACAAACGGGACGCTAGATATTACTATCAATAGTGGAGGCGGCTGTTTTACGGGATTTATGATTGTTGAAAATACTCTTTCCTCTAACGCAGCTTCCCGTACTCAAACTCTTTATGCGGTCATGGGACGTGGAACATCAGCAACATTTACCTCCTTGGCAACTGCCGATGGAAGCACAAGTTGTGCGTCTTTCAGCCTGAGCTGTCCAAGCAACGGTGTAATCCGTGTCACAAATACACACGGTGGCGCAACAAGTATCAATCTTTGTTGGTATGGCCCCACTGGCTACTAGTCCCCTTCTCTACTGACCCCGGCGGGCAACCGGCCTACTCAACAGGTTGCAACTATTGCTGTACTAAAATAAGAAAAAACATCTTGTTATGGCTACTCCTGTTTGGGCAATTGCTACCCTGGAACGCACCCTTCCCGATGGAGACACTCCTCCTGAAGGGCAAGTGTCTACTGCGCACTGGACCGTAACCCTTGAAGATCAAGGTGAAACAGCTAGCGCCTACGGATCTGTTGGTTTTGGTGAACCCGATCCTAGTGATTACACGCCTTTTAGTGAAATTACAGAAACACAAGCCATTGGTTGGGTGAAAGCTGCTCTTGGTGATGAACAAGTTGCAGCTATTGAATCCGCACTAGCCGAACAAATCCAACAAAAGTTAAATCCAACATCAGCCTCTGGTGTGCCTTGGTGATTTTTGTTATACTCTTTGAAGTTATTTGTTCCTTATGGCTTGCAAAAAGTCTGAGCTAGTTTCTGCCATCAATTCCTTTGGTGCCGCACGTGCTACTGGTGACGGCAACCTGATTGCCTTCTCTGCTAACCTAATCGGTCAACTGATCGATACTCTTGAGTTTGCTCCAGAGGAAGAAGCAACAGAAGACACTGAGGTAAAAGAAGCCGAACCTGTGTGATTATTGACCTGACCTAGAGTATTTGTATTGCTCTAGGTCGATATGTCAATCAAACTCACAGACGCTGCTAAGTTCTACAAAGAAGAAAAGCATCAAATCGATGCTTGGAATTGGCTCCAGGCTCAGCTTAGTGCTGATGTCCTGGAGTCATTTGCATCTAAATACCGCACACCACATAAGCCTGTCGCTGAAGTCAGCAACACTTGGGATGGTGTTCTTGCCGCAGCTAAAACAGCTGGCAGCAAATGGCCTGAATGTGTTGCTGCACAGTGGGCACTTGAATCAGGTTGG